TTTGCAATATAGCCACCAGAAATTTGTTCTATAATTTGTAAGTTTGTATTAGTCTTCGTACCCCATGTACCGGCGTTTTCACCAGTTGCTTGAAGTTCTACACCTAAAGGTGTGTATGTTGATGCCATAAATTATCTCCTACTATGCAGCGTCACTATAACTTGTATTTGATCCAGTTGCAACATCCGAATATGTATCATTCGAACCTGTCGAAACAGCACTATATGATGTATTTGAACCAGTGTCAACATCACCATAAGCAAAGATATTAACTGTCCCTATATTAAATGTAGCAGATTGACCTGTTAATCCAACTTGAATATCTGCTAAAGAAATTGATCCTACACTAGCACTAAATGATTGACCTGTTAATCCTAAACCTTCTTCTATTGTTAAAGATCCTACACTAGATGTTATTGTTTGAGCTGTAGGTTGAATTAGTGCTCCTCCTAATCCAACAATAGAACCTAATGTTGAAGTCATTGATAATCCAGATATTTGGACTGTATCATTTGGTATTGTAACCGTTCCTAAACTAGCATTAAAAGATTGACCGGTTAATTGTGCCTCTTGTGAAGATACACCTTGAGCTGTGCCTTGTGTTAAAGTTATTTCTTGACCAGAAACTAACACAGTTTGATTTGGTGCTTTTGCTGTTCCTTGTGATAATGTTATAGATTGACCAGTCAAACCTATGGTCATGTCGTTTGGTGTTATTACACCAACAGAAGCTGTTATAGCAGTAGAACTTAAACCTTGTGTTTGATCGTTTGGAGTTATAGATCCGACAGAGAATGATGCAGATATACCCTCTACTACTACAGGATTAAATGCTTCACCTTGAGAGGATGTAATAGATTGTCCTGTTAATGAAAGAACAACATCTGGTACATCGACTGTACCTATACTAGATGTAATTGATATTCCTGTTAATGAAATAGTTTGATCAGAAAGATCACCCCAACCACCTTCACCACTCCAAGATTGTGCTCCCCAACCTGTTTTTAAAGTTACGTCTGCGTTCCAGTTAGCTTGACTCCAGCTAAACCGGCCCCATCCTGAAGTTACCGACATGGTCGGCCTCCTATGCTAATCTGATTATTGCTGAAGAAGAATCGTTTGTTGGAAATTCTATTTTAAAAGTTCCGTTACTTGCTGTTTTGTCACCACCAAAAGCTATAATAGCAACAGCATCAGTTGTTCCTGAACCACCGTTAGTTGTTGTATTATAAATCATTGCACCATTTGCAGTGAAAGATGCAGATGTATAAGTGACATCAGTAAAATCTGTAAATGCAGTCGTGCTTGTTAACCCAACTCCAGAGTTTGTTAAAGTTGCACCCCCTGCAGAATATGCAGATCCAGATGTATTAGATATCTCGTTTGATGTTGAATAGTCAGTTGTAGCTGCACCTAAAGATGCAGAACTTGTAAATAAAGCCAACTTAAAAGTATGACCACCTGAAGATTCAAAACTGTGTTTACCTTGTAAAAGCTCTTGTTTAAAGCTTGAACATATTGCTGATGATATTGCCATAATTTAATCTCCTACGGGTTTGCTGAGTTAACTGGTATTCTAACTGCTCCGTCTG